CACAATAAATGTAACTTTAACACAATAAATGTAACTTTAACACAATAAATGTAACTTTAACACAATAAATGTAACTTTAACACAATAAATGTAACTTTAACACAATAAATGTAACTTTAACACAATTGGGTAGTTCAAAATCAAACAATTGAAAATTTTGTATTGGTGGCGCACAGAAAAAAGTTCTTTACTTTAACATTTGTTTTATAAATGTTTAAATAATTTTCGCGTACTTTTTTTAAAAAAAGTTTTTCTATTGATAATATATATATTAATGGCTGATTTAACAATTCCTCTAATAGGACTAACAACATTAGTTGGATATTTTTTTAGTAAAAATGGAAAAGTTCAGAGAGAACAATCTATTAATCGTGGAAGGATAGAAGCTTTTGACAAACCAAACGGTGACAATATATATACTTCAAATGTTGTAACTGAAGCAAATGAAGAAATATTAAATAGATCTTTGCAAAATTATAAAGATGCTCAAAAACCATCAGATACAGGTTTTATACCACCATTGTATAATACTTATAGTACAGTAGGGAAAAATCAAACTGAATTAGGTCCTGTCAAAAATCAAACTGAATTAGGTAAGGATGGTTTATCTTCAAAAGAATTAGGAAAATTAAATGACGAAAATCGTATAGGTAAAGTATCATCTGCTGTAGATAAAGGTATAGAAAATATGCCAATGTTTCGTAGTACCGTAGAGATTCGGGATAAATCTGAAGAAAAAAATACAAATTTGTTAACTGGGCTACCTTATGAACAGGCTCATAATAATATGGTTCCATTCTTTGGTAGTAATACAAAACAGAATATGGAAGGATTTGCAAATTCTGATATTTTAGATAAATATACAGGAAAGACTTTTGACTTTCAACATAAAAAAGAAGTTGAAAGTTTTTACGATAAAAAACCTGAAAATATTCATGGAATGCAATCACAAACTGATAATATAAAAGACAGATATGTACAATCTATTTACAAGCAAGGTGAAAAACCAATCGAGTCTATATATATATCAGCCCCCAAATCTGGAACTTTTGAAAATAATATTAGACCAGAGTATAAAGATATCAACGAATTACGTCCTGGTAACAATCCAAAGGAAACGTACAGTGGTGTTGTGTTACCTGGTAAAATGGGTGAAGTAGGTGGTGTAATGGGGGAATTTAAAAGGAATGGACCAGAAACTTTTTATGAATCTAACCCTGATCATTTTTTCAAAGGTCCTGGTGCATTTGTAGCACCAAAAGCAAAAGAAGATTACACTATCAATTTAAAGACATCTTCAAGAGATCAATATAACATAGAATATTACGGAAATATAAATAGTATATATTTTAATAAATCACCTCAAAGAATTGGAGTTGATAATAGTGGAGAATTAGTAAACAGATATGCTAGTGATCCCGATATAACAGATTCTTTATTTCAAACTCCAAAAAAAGATAATTATGAAAATGATTATATTAGAAATATAAGTGGTTCAAAAACAGTTAATGACTATGGTAGACGTAGTTTTAAACAATATACTAATGAAAGATCTACAACAGAAGATAGATTTGATTTAGGAAATATTACTGTATCTGGAAAACAAGTTGTTGTAAGACCAACTGACGATATTAAAACAACATTAAAACAAACTACATTAAGAACAAATGGTAGTGGTAATGTAAAAACAATATATAACATGAACTCTACAGATCCTTACAGTATAGGAATGTCTGATATGGAACCTAAGGGTACACAAAAGCAAAATTTAATTGATAATAAATATTTAGGACAACATACAAATGGTCAAAATGGTCTGGGATATCTTGTAAATAAATATGATGCTAGGGTAACAGGTAAAGAAATGATTACAAATAAAAGTAATTACTCCGGTAATCCAAATTATAAAAATCAATCAGGGTCTAGAACACAATACAATAACGCAAGTATAAGAGACCACAAGCAAGAGTTACTTATGGGTCAAAGAGCAGGTGGACAACAGAAATTTCAAATATCTTCTGGTAAAGTTTCATTTGGAGAAGTTAAAACTAAGGCAAATATATTATTAAAAGAAGAAATAGACCACCGTCGTAATATGAATGCTATAGTACCTCAAATTATACCGGATAAACATATTATTAATATGCAAGGACATAAAGAAGAAACTAACGATAATAGATTACAACCAGATATATTTAAAACACAACTTGAATCAAATCCATATGTTTTAAATAATAAATAATAAATTTTTAAACTACGTACTGTTAAACTAAATTCGATTATAAAATAGTATAACCAATTGTTAAAGAACTATCAAGTGGAAACTCAATACTTGAATTTGATATAATTATATTAAAGGATCCTTTAGTGACATCAGATAAACGAAGATGTGGATTCCCTGTTCCACTATATCCAAGAATATTAGTTAAAATAATACTATTTGTTGAAACTGCAGAGTGGGTTGCGTTGAACGTATCGTTTACATCTCCCATTGCTGTAGCATCTTGTGTAACAATAATTCCAGAACCAACATGTGATTGTAAAGTTACAGTGTCGCTTATAGTTGATCCTGCAGTTCCAGTGTCGCTTGATCCTTGAGTAACAATTGATGAATTGACATTTATTTTATCAACTGATAGTACTGGTGATTTTACTATATCGTTTGCGTACAAACCTCCTACTTCTACTTTTTGATTATGGAAACTACTTGACATTTTATAATATATGCTAGTAAAAAAAAACTGAGTAAATATAAATTAATTAAAAAATAAATACAAAACTAATTTTATGATCACTCAATTACAAATACTTATCGAAGTTGAAAAATCTTTAAAAATTTTAAATTCAATTAATATTAATAATAATTCAAATGAATTGAAAAAACATATAGAAAATATAAGAGAATTACAATTGCAAAGTTTTGTTGAAAATGAAACTTATAATTTTGTATTGTCAGATGCTTTACAGAAAAAATAGTTATAAAGAATAAATTTCATATAAGAAATTAATAAAATTTATGTAAGAAATGAAAAAATAAAATATCTATCGTTAATAATTAAATGAAAAGTGTACAGTTTAATTTAGATAATACAATATTTTGCTATACATATTCAAACGAAGAATATGATAGATATCCTATCGATAGTATAATGTATTTAAGATGTTATAATAAAGTTTCTGATTTTGATTGGATAAATATGTTGGAAAATTTAAACTTGTTTAAAATATGTGAAATGATTGTCCATAAAAATAGTTTAAATAACACTAGAATACATTAATTTACTGGTTAGATTAGACCAATTTAATTTGGGGGTTTTTATAATTATCATTGATATAATCATTAATAAGATCTGGTTCATTTAATTTTTCTTTTAATAATTGAATTTGCAAATCTAATCTTTCAATTTCTTGTATAGAAACTTTTTCTTTTTCTTTTTCTAATTCTATTTTTTTAATTCTTTCTAAGATAGCATTTACTTCACCACCTTCTTCATCACCTTCTTCATCTATTTTTTCAAGTGTGACTTTCAACATTTTATTAAAATCAATTTGTGCACCAGTTCTTTCATCGTCTGTATAATTGTCATTTAATTTAATTTCCAACTCTTTTATTTTCTCTTGAGCCGTTCTGATGTCTTCATTTTGTATATGAATTTGCTGAATAATAGAAACTGCGTGCTCTTTGGGCTTTTCTGATGATTTTCCTTCTTTTATAGCATCTTTGACCATTTCGTTTTTTCTATTATGCCATTCTTCATTTGCATTTTCTCTATTTTCCAAATAACTTTTAATTAATGTATTTAATTGGTCATTTTGATATTCTATATCTTTTACGTCATATGGTTCTACATTTAATGGAAAAAATTTACCTACTTCAACTGTATAAATATCGTAATTATTATCAATTCTTAAAATCTTTTGAGACATACCTTTTGCTTTTTCTAAAGTATCAGTTGTACCTCTGACTTTTAACCCCCACGTATCACATTTTTGAGACATATGTGGGCCAACAATACTAACTAATGCATATTGTTGATTTTGAATAGGGGGATCTTCAAATAAATAATCTATAGAATTTTCTTTTGACATTTAAATTATATAGAGTATTTTTTTATACCTTTTTTAACGCAAAATGTATTACGTTAATGTTAATGTTAATTGAAACTGAAATTTTACTATAAGAAAAAAATTATTGTAAGCATATATATAGAACCACCCGAAGATTTGTAGAAAAATAAAAAAAGTTGTATATTAACTAGTATTGAAAAATATAAATAAACTAGTATATAATAGTTTATTTTTACAATTAACTTTTGTTTTTGATATCTTTTGTATCTTGGGTATCTTGGATATCTTTTGTATCTTGGGTATCTTTTGTATCTTGGGTATCTTGGATATCTTTGGTTATATTGAGGTATCTTTGGTATCTTTGGTTATATTGAGGTATCTTTGGTATCTTGGGTATCTTGTAATTTGGCTATAATGAGGTATCTTTGGTATCTTGGGTATCTTGTAATTTGGCTATAATGAGGTATCTTGGGTATCTTGGGTATCTTTGGTATCTTGTAATTTGGCTATAATGAGGTATTATAATAATCTTCTATAACCTTAATAGATTTATAGACATCTTCTTTATTAACGGATTGATCAATATTATTTTTTAGATCATCTAACAATTTAGAAAATTTATTTTTAGATGGTGATGCTTTTTTACCTACAACTTCAGAATTTTCTGCATTAAAAATTTTTTTAATATCTTGAATATTGTAAATTCTTTTCCCACCATTTGGTCTAATGCATCTAATTTTCCCAGCTTCTGACCATCTTCTTAATGTTCCAGATGTTATATCATATTGTTTAGTTATTTTGCTAGGGGAAATATAATTTTCAGTATCCATCTATTTTCTTTTTTATTAAATAAAGTAAATAAAATAAAATATATATATATACGCATTTTATCGAGTTAAATAACAAAAAGAAGTTTTCTTTAAATACGATATAGATATTATATACAATTTAAAAGATATTTGCAAATTGAATACAAACAGCAAAATAAAGTTAAATTAAAGTAAAATTAAAATAGTTAAAATAATTAAAAAAAATAATTTATACAGAATTCGTGAAATTTTTTTTATTGTTAAAAGGTATAACAATAAAAGTTACAAAAATGGATCCTACCCAATTAAAAACTAGCTATGACCAAACTCAATATTTATCCGATATGATTGGAAAAGTCGACGGGGACTTGTTAAAAACCCAAAATTACCAAAATGTAGAATCATTAAAATCTACTAATGGTCAAACGAAGGAGATCTTGGATGTACATGAGCGTGCACAATACGCCAATGAAAATAGGCAAAATCGCAACTTTAATTTGCTAAATGATGGTATTAAGGAACAAGGTGGAGCAGTAAGGGAAACTATTTATAGAACTTCTGCTGCATTAAATGATTCAGTTGGAAAGGGTACAAGTGATAATCTTTTAGCAACTGAACGTGTAGGTGCTCACATTGATGATAATCTTTACAGATCTGCAGCGTCAACGGATCAAAATATTTATAGATCTAACTCTAGTATTAATGATGCAATAACTCAAGCACGTATCGAGGCGCAAAAAAATACAAATGAACTTATTGGATACTCAACTTCTAATAATGATAATGCTTGGTCAAACTTTGGAAATATTACAAAAGATATTTACCAAGGAAGGGCTGAAACAATGTTGTCTTCTACAAATCAATACGCAACTATTATTAAACAAGCCAGTGACAACACAGCGCAAATTCAAATTGAAGCTCTTAAAAACAAGGGTGATCTTGCTAAACAAATGGCATTTGAATATAGTTCACTCAAAGACAAGATTGCTAATTCTGAAGCAAGTATTAAAGGTGTATTAAGTTGTCAAGAATCTGATAGACTCCGTGATGCACTCAGAGCAACTGAAAACAAGAGTTTATACTTTGAACTTAAAGGACACAACGGGCACCACGGACGTCGTGGACGTCACCATTAGGAACTCGGGCGGTCTGAAAAAACAAAATTAAAAGATTCAAGTAGCAGTTCCAGTAGTAACAATAGCTCCAACAATAGCTCCAACAATAGCTCCAACAATAGCTCCAATAGTAGCTCCAACAATAGCTCCAACAATAGCTCCAACAGTAGCTCCAACCGTAGCTCCAACAGTAGCTCATCTAATAAAATAGATCAACCAGGACCAACAGGACCACCAGGACAATCTGACCAATCTGACCAATCTGACCAATCTGACCAATCTGGACCACCAGGACCACCAGGACCACCAGGACCACCAGGTCAATCTGGACCTACAGGACAATCTGACCAATCTGACCAATCTGACCAATCTGACCAATCTGACCAATCTGGACCACCAGGACCACCAGGACCACCAGGACCACTAGGACCACCAGGTCAATCTGGACCTACAGGACAATCTGGGGATAAAGGTGAATCTGGACCACCAGGACCACTAGGACCACCAGGACCACCAGGACAATCTGGAGATAAAGGTGAATCTGGACCTACAGGACAATCTGGGGATAAAGGTGAATCTGGACCACCAGGACCACCAGGACAATCTGGAGATAAAGGACCACCAGGACCACCAGGACAATCTGGAGATAAAGGACCACCAGGACCACCAGGACAATCTGGAGATAAAGGACCACCAGGACCACCAGGACAATCTGGAGATAAAGGACCACCAGGACAATCTGGAGATAAAGGACCACCAGGACCACCAGGACCACCAGGTGAATCTGGACCTACAGGACAATCTGGAGATAAAGGACCTACAGGACCACCAGGAGATAAAGGTAATGGTAACAGGGATTTGCAACTTGAAGAAGGACCGCCAACAAAAGAAATAGATTCAGACGATAACAGTATACGTAGTATACCTGAAAGTATAAGTAGTATTAAAAGTAAAAATCCATTTAATAAAATAATGAAACGTTTTAAAAAAAATGACAATGAATAAGTTAATTGAAGAATGTAATAATTTTTCCTACTGTTAGGTAATTATATTATAATTAAAAATTCATTTAGTAAAAAAATAAATAAAAAATCTTAAAAGCCCCAAATCTTGAATGTAAAAAGTTTAAGATTTGGGGCTTTTTTGCATGTAAAATATTAAAAAAGTAAAATGGATGACAATGACAATGACAATGACAATGACAATGACAATGACAATGACAATGACAATGACAATGACAATGACAATGACAATGACAATGACAATGACAATGACAATGACAATGAATAATATATAGTTTTGTTGCAATGCTATATGGTTGTGGTCAATATGTGTCCACCAATTGAAAAAAATACTGTTTGAGTTCGTGATTTATAAGAATTTTTTTTATTTAAAACTAAATTTGTATCATGATATGGATTCATAAATCTAAAATTCCAATCAAAAACTTTATTTAGTTTTACACGAATTTGAATATCAGACATTTTATAAATAATAATTAACAATTCGTTAGGTAAAATTTTATCAACTCTTTTCATATATTTAATAGATAGATAGATAAAAAAAAAATTATAAGCACATTATTTTTGATTTTTATAAGATCATGATCTTACAAATCTTAACAAATCTTACAACTCTTCAATTTTTATTTACAGTGATCTTAAAAATTATTTTATTTACCTTATATATGAGTTTATCTAAAATAAAACCAGCTGCGTTAAGCCTTGAAAACTTACCTAAATATATCAAATTTGTAAAAAAACACGGTGAAACACCATCTAAATATATTAAACGAATGAACAAAGAACAAAAATCAGCATTTATCGAAGCAGATGTTAAAAATTTTCTAAGTAAAGAAAAAGCGTTAGGTTCTCGTCGAAAATCACAAATTTTTAAATCTGAAAAAATAAACCCCGAACAAGATATGAAATACGTCAAGTATTTTAACACCGATTTACAAAAATATGTAACAACGAAAGTACCGAGCAACATAAACATAATCGAAAAAAAAGATCATTTGCCAATATCATTTGATTTTGATATACCCGAATTAGACTATAGTGATCTATACGATATTAGCCCAATGAATGATGTATCGGCTGAAAGACGCATTTCTAAAAAACGTAGTGGTGGTGCTAAAGGACGCATTTCTAAAAAACGTAGTGTTGGTGCTAAAAGACGCATTTCTAAAAAACGTAGTGTTGGTGCTAAAAAACGCATTTCTAAAAGACGCGTCAGTGTTGGTGCTAAAAAACGCATTTCTAAAAAACGTAGTGTTGGTGCTAAAAAACGCATTTCTAAAAGACGCGTCAGTGTTGGTACTAAAAAACGCATTTCTAAAAGACGCGTCAGTGTTGGTACTAAAAGACGTAGTGTTGGTGGTAAAAGACGCGTCAGTGTTGGTACTAAAAGACGTAGTGTTGGTGGTAAAAGACGCGTCAGTGTTGGTGGTAAAAGACGCGTATTAAAATCTTGAATGTGGATTTGTAACATAAAAAAACTTTCACATACTATTTTAAAGCGCCATTTAAAAACCGCAGTGCTCTAAATAAAGATCAATATATATGTTGGAGACTTTATTTTAATAGTGTCATTAAAAAACAGCAGTGCTCTAAATAAAGATCAATATATATGTTGGAGACTTTATTTTAATAGTGTCATTAAAAAACAGCAGTGCTCTAAATAAAGATCAATATATATGTTGGAGACTTTATTTTAATAGTGTCATTAAAAAACAGCAGTGCTCTAAATAAAGATCAATATATATGTTGGAGACTTTATTTTAATAGTGTCATTAAAAAACCGCAGTGCTCTAAATAATTTAAACATAATTATACATATATATATATATATATGAGAAAGAAAAGGGATACTGTAGGTGAACCAACTTTTTCTAAAAATTTTCAAAAAACAAAGAAATCAAAAAGTCAACATGCTATTTTACATAAACATGATCAACGTCTAGAAGAATTATGTACAAATGATAAAAAATTGCAAAAGATAATATTGGATATTAAAAATGTAGAAAACGATTTAAAAAATGGTAATAATGAGGATAAAAATAAAAAAACATTACGTAATTTAGAAAATGAAAAGAGTAAATTGGATAATAATCTAAATTTTTGTGATTATTTATTAGAATCAGCACAAATAATAGAAAAGTATATGGAATTAGAAAATCGTGAGGGCGAATTGTTAAATTTAAACGAATTAAGTGAAGAAATTAGTATAGAATTAAATGAGATAAATGCAAAAAAAGTAGATTTAGTAGAAGAATATTATATGAAATTTGATCCAGAAAACAAAATGCAAAAAATGACTATTAAAAGAGAATCGTTGATATGCAGAGATTGTAATGTAACATTTGGAGTTGCAAATAGTTTTTTAGTATGTCCAAATTGCGGTATTTGCAAAACTACGGTTGAACAAGCAAATGAATTGTCTTATAAAGAAAAACAAGATTATGATTATAGACCACAATTTACATACGATAAACGATCACATCTCGAAGATTGGTTAAGACGGTTTCAAAATAAAGAGTCTAGAGCGATTCCACAAGATGTTTTAGACAAAGTAATATTGGAAGCTAAAAAGGAAAGAATAAATGATTTAAATGCTTTAACTGAAGAAAAGGTAAAAAGATATCTTAAAAAGTTGAATTTAAATGATTATTACGATAATGTAATTGGTATTATCAATAGATTAAATGGTAGACCAACATTTACATTAACGCAAGAAATTGAGGAAAAGATAAAAAAGATGTTTCAGCAAATTCAAGATCCATATGATAAATTCAAACCACCATCTCGTAAGAATTTCTTGAGTTATAGTTATACACTTTGTAAATTTTTTCAAATATTAAATCTTCACGAATTTGCAAAATATTTTCCATTATTAAAAAGTAACGATAAATTACGTCAACAAGACGATATTTTCAAAAAAATAGTTGGACACATGTCGGAAATTGATAAAACAACTAAATGGGTATTTTATCCAAGTATTTGAGCTTAATATTATTCCACTACAGTTGCGTCAGTTACTCCACAAGAATTAAAGACGATTGTATATAAAAATAAAACAGAAGATAAATAATAAGTTCCATATGCTCTCTGAAAAGTTACATTACGAGTTTCTTTATCGTCACTATTTACAAAACTAACAGGTAAATAACTAAATAAATTAAATAAGGGTATTAGATAAAATAATAAAAATAGAGGATTATAAATAGGTATTAAAAATGGTAGTGAATATTTTATATTGCTGTTACATATTTCGCTAATTAAATCTTGATAAAATAATGGGATACCATCAAAGAAAAAATATTTTACACCACTAATAATAGTGTATATTTTTATAAAAATAAAAAGAGCAATTGATATTGTAACAACGTGATATATCAAATATATAGGATTTTCTTTTATAAAATCGTAATTTGCCAAGTTTGATAATCCAGGATATATTTTCACCGATGTTCCAGGATATTTCTTATCTATTTTTTTCGATAATTTATGTGCTTTTTCCGATACTACAGATATTTTTTCCGATAATTCAGTATATGTTTTTTCCGAGAATTCATGTATATTTTTCGATAATTTATGTATATTTTCCGATACTCCAGATATATTTTCCGATAAACTTGTCATTTTTATTATAATAAAATAAAATAAAAATGAAAAATGATTAAATGAAAAATGATTAAATGATTAAAATAATAAATTATCGATTGTTGTTTTTACACAAAAAACTCTATGTGATATAATACCTAACAAGAAAATAAAAGGCATTATTTTTAAAATATTTGTTTTTTTAAAAAAATACACCTTTATAAAAATCCCTAAAAAAACGGTTGCTACAACATCCACTATCGCAATATCAAAAAATCTATATTTGTGCAATCCTGTATTTGGTGCTCCAAATAAATTTGAATATTTGCATAAATCCATTGTGTTATAATAGAATAGAATAAAATAAAAACATTTTAGAAGTTAATTTGTTTGTTTAATAAACTTGTCATTTTTACTCGCATTGATATTTTGCTTTCCATGTCTTAGCTACTCCACCAATAGGATCACCTTTCAAGCTATTATTTACTTGTATTTTCATAGAACCTTTAGGTATATCATAATTGACAGTTTTTCCTGATGCTCCATAAATAATATTACCTGATTCAACTGCACAACCAAAATCTGCAACATCATTTTCATTTCCGGACAGCTCTTTTACTTCCTCACTAAAATACATAAAATATATATAAACTATTGATATGAGAATAGATATTACTAAAATTATACTTGAAATTATTTCCGTAGTTAGATCCATTTTATATATAGTAACTGACATATAAAAAAAATTACAAAAGAAAATTAAAATGTTTGTTTAATAAACTTGCCATTTTTACTCGCATTTATATTTTGCATTCCATTGTTTAAATACTCCACCAATAGGATCACCTTTCAAGCTATTATCTACTCGTATTTTCCTAGAACCTTTAGGTATATCATAATTGACAGTTTTTCCTTGTGCTCCGTAAATAATATTACCTGATTCAACTGCACAACCAAAATCTGCAACATCATTTTCATTTCCAGACAGCTTTTTCTCTTCCTTACCAAAATACTTTAAATATATAAAAACTATTAATATGAGAATAGCTATTACTAAAACTATACCTGCAATTATTTCTGGTGGAAATTCCATTTGTATATATAGTAACTAATATAAAAAAATTACATAAAAATTACATAAAAATTACATAAAAATTACATAAAAATTAATAAATATTAAAATATCTATAAAATGTTTGTTTAAAATTTACTCTATATCCAAAAGTAAATGCTTGTGGGCGTTTAAGGACTATATAATTACATATATAATCAAATTGTTTTTTTTTGTCAGTTGATCTATAAGGATATCTATAAGGATATCTATAAGGATATCTATAAGGATATTTGTAATCTAAAAGTACTTTTAATAAAGCTGCTACTACTATAGCACTTCTTTGTTTTCCCATATGACAATGTACAAGTATATGTTTTTTTTCTATTGTATATTTTCTTAAAAGTAAAGGAATGAAAATTTGAAAATATTTTTGCATTACTATAAAGTCTTGTTCCAATAAACTATCATTAACAGGAATTCTATATGTTTCTAGACCTGCAATTTTGTTGTTTATAAATGATTTGTTTTGTGTACAATTAATAATTAAATTAATATTATTTTTTTGTAAAAATGAAATATCTAATGCCGATCTATGATTACCTAACCATAAATTAGGTATGATTTCATCTGCGTCATTGTATAAATTCATAGCTAAATCGTATAAATATCGAAACATCTTGTAAACGTATAAATAACCAATAAAAAAAATAAAAAAGAATGATTAATAATATAAGTAATATATAGAGTAATATAAATTAACGAGTATTATGAATCAAAAAAAATCAAAAAAAATCATAATAGAAAAAAAAGGTACAGAATCTAGTGAGGATAGTTCTTATCCAACAGATCCAACAGATCCAACAGATCCAACAGATCCAACAGATCCAACAGATCCAACAGACTTTACTGGGGATGATAATAGATTTGTTAGTATTGTTGATACTGGATATAAAAAATCAAAATATGGTAGTAAACAGGATCATATGACTGGATATGATATTGTAAATTATTTAGATAATTACGTCGCTTTAAAAACAATAAAAGAGAAGAAAATATTAAAAAAAGTAAAACCATTCAAGACATGGATACGTTATTTAAATTTAAAAAATAAAAAATTTAGAATTGGTGGTTTATTAATGAAAGTTGAATATCCGGATTATATAATGTTGGTAAATCCAAAATTAAATTTAACATGGAGTGTTCAATTAGAAGATAATGTTATATATATTCCTGATAAAGAATACAATCACATTTATCCTTTGAGTGATATCAAAAAAAAAGAATTAAAAAAGAAAAGGGAAATAGAAGAAAAAATAGAACATAAAAAAGAAAAAGAAGAAATATTAAAACAACATTTGTTATATTTATATAAAAAAGGTAAAATAACATTAAAGAAAAAAGATTAAATATTAAAATATCTATAAAACTTACTCTAATATGTACAAAGCTTTATTCATCTTCTTGTTTATAACCAACAATTTCGCCTTCTCTAGAAACAATAACTTTTAACTTTCTCGTTTTTGCAAATTTCTTTTTTAATTTATCCAATTGTTGTTGATTTTTATCATCATCTTCTTCATAACGTTCGTTATAATTAGTATTATGATATTTCCAAAATTTAGGATGACCTACACGAAAATCATTATGTGCTGATGCTTTATACCAAAAAACTTGATCTCGTAAATCAGAAGTATTTCCTGATGTTTTAATAACAAGACATTCATGGTCTTGTGTACATGCGTCCAAGATATTACAGAAATAATCAAACGAAGCAACCATTCCACCATATGAATCATAGATTCTTTTTCTATTAGCTACAGAAGGTTCGTTAAAGATAAATACATAATCGATATTACTTCTTAATTCAGGTGGGATACCTTGGGCATATTGCATGGTTAAGATAAAAAGGAAATTGAAATGTCTTCCGTTAAAGAAAATACTTTTAATAGTTTTATCTTTTTTCCAACTAGAAGCATCGTGCAACATATCATCTAAAACAATAAATAAATTATTACTTTGATGTTTTCCTGTTTCGGAAAGGCCTTGGTTTTTAGCTTCTCTTATTTTACGCTTTTGACGATTCATAATACTATCTATTAGTTCCGGATCATATTCGGAATGTATAAAACAATCAGGTACAAAATCTCCAAAAAATGGAGATGCTTCTTCTGTGCCTGAAAACACTATACCAGATGGTATATCACGATGATTAGAAAAGATGTCTCTTGCAAGGAAACTGTTATGTGTAACAATAAAATTTCCTAATACATATCTATTATTTCCATCTAATTCAATGCCAAAATAACGGTCTTCAGATAATTGAGTAATTTTAATTTGACTGACTAATGCATTTGCACGATCATTTCTCTTTTGTGCCCTTTTTCTAGGAATTAAAGTAGGTATTTCTTCTATACCTTCTCCGTTTATATGTATTCTGAATGCTTTTCCAAATTTTTTAACACCGTTATGTGTCCAAGAAGTCTTTTTATCATATTTATCATATTTATCATGTTTATCATGTTTATCATGTTTATAAGCAGTAAATCCTAAACTACGAGCCAAATAAATAATATCATCAAATAATTTTTCATGTTTTTCGCATTGTGTTACTTCAAAATCATTTCTTTTACCTAAATGTCCATCTGCATCAATAAATCCGGCAAGTAATTTTAATCTAGCTTCTCTAGTATTACATTTATAAATATGTGGAATATGTTTATTATTCAACATATCCAAATCACGCAACGTTTTCAAAAAAACATTACCATTTTGTCCATAACCACTTGAAACTTTGTAAGTGTATTTTTCCTTATAATCTAAATACAAGTTGTATTGTTCTAAATTATTTGCAAAATAATGTAATACTGTAGAATCTTGTGTTGTTATATTAGAATTATTTGATGTACCATCTCCTAACCAATATCCAATCATATAAGGATCTATTGGTAACTCTACATTTTGTTTAGGAAAAGTTAATGCAGAGACTTGGTATCCTAATAAATTTTCTCTGTATTTTTTAGAGAGTCCCAAGTATTCTTTTATAGGAATATCTACATATAAATTATCTATTATATTATCATAATATCTTTTTGCTTCGTCGTATACTTTATCTTTATCTTTATCTTTATTTTTATAAGAAAAATCTTTATGTATTACTTTAATCTTATTTTTGTCAAAATATTTTACTTGAAAAGACATTCTTTCTTTTCTTTCAAATATAAATTTTTTAGCAGTCCATTTTAAACTTAAAATATGATGACTATTTACAGTATAACTTTCACCCTTTCTATTTTCTACTTTATACATTGTATCAGTTCCAGAATGTGTTTCTAGTACATTTCTAGGTGTACTGTCATCCCCCATAACTTGATCGCCAACTTTTATATCCTCCACATTTTTAATTGTACCATCATACATTAGAACTTTGGTACCATAAATTTTACATTTGCCGCTCCTCCTTTTCCCGAGGATAAGTATGGTAGCATCTGGTAAAATACTTTTAATTTTAAATTTACGAAGCGCCAGTTTTTCAAATTCGTTAAGAAGCATATTGATATATAGATTTTTTTTAATTTTATAATCTAGACGAATTGAAAAGGCTTCCGATACATCAACGTTAGTGATTTTGTAGTTTAATTTTTTTTAAAAAAATGTTTAGAAATATAAAGGATAATTATAAAAGAAAATGGTACTTGATTTAGACGGGAAAAAAAGGATAACATTGTGTATAGATGTTGGTCTACGTAACTTGGCAATGAACATCATGAATAGTGACTACACAATTTTGTTATGGGATGTTTATAATATTTTAGATAGCGACGATCATCATTGTCAAGATACATTTAAAAATGGTAAATTATGTAATAGAAAATGTAATATGAAATACAATTTAGCGAACGAAATTGTATTTTGTTGTAAAACACATTTTCCAAAAAATATAAAGGCGACGAAAGTTAATGATTTTAAAAAGAAAAATATCGATGCATATTTATTACAAGATATAGCAAAAACATTTATAAAACGCGTACAAGAAATTTATGATGAAAATCCTATTTTTAAAGAATTAAATACGATTCTTATTGAATTGCAACCTAAATGTAATGCCAAAATGTTATTTACAAGTCATGTACTTTACGGAAAACTCGTCGAATTATATAAAGATACAGATGTTACTATAAGATTTGTAAGGGCATCACAAAAATTAAAGGCTTATACGGGTCCGGAAATCAAATGTGCATTAAAAGGAAAATATGCTCAAAGAAAATGGTTATCAATTCAATATACAAAATGGTTTTTAGAAAATAAATTTTCAAAAGAACAAAAAGAAAAATGGTTACCTGTAT